CCGCGCGTGCTGTAGTTCTTACTTGTTATTTTTATAGCCATTTTCTCGCATTTGTTTTTTAGCGTCCTCTATACTTCGCAAAGCGTCGTCGAAGGCTTGCGCGTTTTCGGGGCTTATTTTGTCCCTATTCTGCTGCATTTGTGAAAGCAAAGGCGCTATGCTTTGCTCTAGCGATCCAAAACTGCGCAGCGCTTCTGGTATTTTATTCTGCAGTATATCCTGTAGTCCTTTAATATCCATTATTTACTACGGTTATTTGTTCGTTAATTGCCTGCTTTCTTACGGTATAACTGATTTGTGCGATAGCGGTTTTTTCGCTCCAGCGTAGATCTGTTATTTTTGCTGTTTTCCCGTTTTCCAAAATTACAAAATTATTCGCCAATAATGTAAAAATTTCTGTTTCTGTTGCTGCTAATTTCATAGGCGCAAAAACAGATTTTTGATTATTAGTTAAAAACTTGCTGCTGTAGTAGTTGTTTACTATTTTGTCGCAGCCTATTAAATTGTTTTGATTTGCATTTAAACGCGCGCCATTTAGAACTACTAGCTTTGTCTGGTTAAAGTATTGGCTGGATAGCTGCATAACGTTTACACGCGAAGCAATAAGGCCCGAAAGGTTGCCGCCCGTAAAAGCGTCAATTGCTTCGGCCAAAAACTCTGCGGCTTTCTCTACAAAAGTTAACGATCCTTTGCGTGTACCGCGTGCAAAAGGTATGTTAATCGTCAAAATTCCACGTATTAACTCATAATTTACGCCCGTAGAAGCGACAATTTCGGCGCTATTTTCGTACAGCGTGCCCTTTGCATCGTCGAACGTGTTAACGTCGGAGCCGTCCACTTGGTACAGCGCTACGATTCTTTTGTATTGCTCGTCTGAATTTATGCCGCTTTCTGTGTTTAGTTCCTGCTGCATATTAAACGCTTCTAAAACTGACGCGCTGGCGTTTTGTTCAAAATACAGCTCATTTTCAAGTACTACAGTCGTGCCGACTATTCGCGTTTCTGCATTTCCTAACGTTTCCACTGCCTGCAGAGCACGGCCCAACGTTGGCACGCTGTCGCGGACGCTTGGGTATCCGTTCGTGTATGCCAAAGACATAGGCGCGAACAGTTCCAGGAATATAGACGGATCTTTAGCACGTAAAGGAACGGGCACCACTGCCACGTTTGCCAGCTCGTCTAAAAGCGTAGACTGTAGCGTATAGCCTAAATGCTCGCAGCCTTTCTCGATTAGCCTTTTTAACTTTACGCATTTAAACTGGCGGACCTGCGGAAAAATCAAATTAAGCAATTCAGTAATAACTTTAATTAGTGCCACGGTTATAAAAAGCGCATAGGCTACGCGCGCCGCTAGTTTAATAGCCGCCACAATAATAGCGCCCCAATCTGGCGCAGGAATAGGCGCACCTACTGGAATGCTTGCCTTTACTACGTCCGCAATGCCTTCTTGAATTTCTTGTATAGATTTGCCTAGCTCCTGCGCCAGCGCAAAAGTCGCAAGTGCCAGGCTCATAAAATATGAAAATTGGTTTTCTGGAATTACTACGTAATCGACGTAACTAAAGTCGCTAGCGGTCCACGCCATAGAGCCAAAACTTAGCCCTTCTGCGTTGTCGTAAAAGTTATCTATTCCCTGGTACCGTATTAATTTAACCTCTATAGATCTGTCAGTTATTCGCATTGACGCGTCCGAAAAGTCCAGATAGTAGTTAATAACTAAGCCCGTGCTGTATTCTATTGCTAGAGGCATTCCTAAATAATCGCCATTTGTAGCGCGCCACTGCTGTATAGCTTCGAAATCCTGCATAACAAAACGAAGCGACGAGACAGAAAGCTCTAGCTCGCGCACTTTTCTGTCGTTAAAGTTAAAAACGTACTCTATTTCGTCACGGTTTGACGGGTTGCACTCTGTCCCGTTTAATATGTACCTAATCATAATTCGAAAGTGTTACGGATCCGTGAACGCCCTACTGTTTTAGTCTCTATAACTTTGCCAACTCCTGCCAAAATACCGCCCCATTCTGTGGAGCTTGTCGGCTGGTTTTTAATAGCCTTTTCGATATTTAAAAGCGAGCCGTTCAACTGCATTAAGTCAAAACTGTTGCCTGCGCTATCCATTGGTCGCATTTTGTCCGCGTTTGCGATCGCATCAAATACCGCCGCGGACTTTGTAGCGTTGTAAACTTTGTCGCCTTTGTCTAGCATCGTAAAACGTGGACCTTTGCCCGCGCCTACTTCTTTAATATTTCCGTGTTTATCGGTTATAATTTCCGCGCCTTTCTCGTCTACTACAGCCAAACCGCCTGGCGCGTTGTCCGTTCCTTTCTCATAGAAATTCAAGTTTTTAAGAAGGCCCACAAGTACGTTTGTAGAAACTAGCGTTTCAGCCAAAGCGCTGGCGGGCGTTTTGCCGCTTTGCAAAGAACTGTTAAAGGTCTGCAGTCCTGCGCTTATTAGTTCGACGTTTTGCTTTTGCTTTTCTAATCGTATTTGTTCAGCTTGTGCTTCGCGCTGTATTTCGATTGATTCGGCTATAGACTGCTGCGCTGTTATGTTTCCATTCGCTGCCAGTTCTTCTAGGTAGTCCTGCTGACTTTTTGCCGCGTCCTGTTCTTTTTTTGACAGCTCTATACGCTTGTCTATTTCGTCTGTCGCGATCTGTGTAAGCGCTGCCTGGAACTGCTGCGCTATTTTCAACTGTTCTTTGTATGCGTCAGTCATTACGCCAAAGCTTCGCAGTTCCTTTTCCGTAAATACTTCGGGGTCTATTTCGACAAGCGACGTATCGCCCGCCATTTCTGCGTCAAGTTCGCGCGAAAGTTCTTTAATTGCGTCAAGGGCCGCCTTTTCTTCCTCTAATCTTTTAAGCTCCGCCTCGTGCATTTGCTCTAGTGTTAAATGGCTGTCCTCTACAGTGTTTTTAAGGTCCTGCGAGGCCTTTGTTTTTTCGCGGGTTGCTGCAGTAGATTTGTTCGTCGCGCTAGTTTCTATTATTAAGTCGCTTGTTAAGTCCTTAGTTGCTTCGCCCACAGCGTCCAGTTCTGTGTAGTATTCTTTTAGCCTGGTGTTAGTCCCTTGTATATTTGCCGTTAATTGCGCGACTACTTCGGAGGCGTTAGCGTTCGTCTCTAAAAATCCGTAAGCTTTGTCGCCCGTTATTTTTAGCTGCTTTCCTATTTCGTCCGCTTTTTTTGTAAGTTTTACGAAAACTTCTGCGTCTCCTGTTTTTTCGTATTGCTTTTGCAGCGCCTGCAGTTCTGCCAATTGGTCCTTAAAGCCTTGTTTTCGTGCGTTAACTTTCTGTATATCCGCCCTAACTTCGTCCTTTGTCGCGTCTGTAATTGCTCTTTTTTGCTCTAAAAATTCTTTTTCAGTTATTTTGTTTTCGTTTCTAAGTCTTCGTAGTTCGTTAATCTGTCTGTCCGCCTCCGCTGTACGCTCGCTAGTACGTGCCGCGGCATCTTTTGCGGACTTAGCTAGTTGAGCGTCCAAACGTGCTGCAGCGTCGCGCGCTGCGTCCGCGCCGCTTGCCATATCATAGAAAACAGAAACTAATTCGAGCGCCGCAGTAATGGCAAGGCCAAAGCCTATACCTTTAAGAGCTGCGCCAAACTTTTTGCCGCTTTCTGTGCCTTTCTCTAGCCCGTCCGTTGTCCCTTCTATACCTTTACTAAGTGCGCGCCAATCGCTAAAACGGCTCTTTAGGTCCAGCGCTAACATGGCAGCTTTATAGGCGCCCCAAACTTTGACGCCTTGCCAAAGTACGGACATAATTGTAGTAAAGTTGTTAGCCAAAAAGTCCATAGCGCTAGAAAGCCCCGAAGCCGCGCCCGCGCCCTCTGACATGTTTAAAATAAAGCCGTTAAACGTTTCCTTTAATCGGTTGTAAGCCTCTGACAGTGTTTTGCTTTTCGCTTCTTGCTGCTCTAGGGCCACGCCGTTAGAGTCCATTTGCGAAGTAAGTTCTTTAATTCTGTCCGTGGAGCTTAATAAAGTAGTCGCTGCGACTGCGTTCTCTGTGCCGAAAACTTTTACTAGGGCCGCGTTATCTTTTAATAACGGTTTTAACACTGCCAGCCTTTCGCTAAATGGCTTCGACTTGTCGCTAAGTGCTTCGAAGTTTATTCCCATAGCGCGGAGTCTGTCCTGCGCGTCCTTGCCTAGCGCGTCGGGTGCGCTTAGTTTCAGCATTACATTACGTAAAGCTGTCCCTGCGTCTGCGCCTTTTAGTCCCTTTTCTGCGAGCGTTTCAATTAAGCCCGTAGACTCCTGCACATTAACGTTTGAGGTTTTAGCTACTGCTCCAAATTTTAAAAGCGCCTCTGTGATCTGTGGAATTTCTGCAGCTCCAAACTTTGCACCACTTGCCAAAACGTCTACAAACTTACTAGCCTGGTCCGCGTCAGCTCCAAACTGATTCATTGCATCTGTTAACGCTGTAGCCGCTTCTGGTAGTTCCATGCCAGAGGCTTTGGATAAAAGTATAGCCGCTTCTGTTACGCTGTTTAAAGCCTCCGCGTTAGTTAGTAGCTCTGGCTTCGCGCCTGCTATTAATTTGTAAGCTTCTACTACTGCACTAGCGCCGCCTTTAACGTTTACGCCCATTTCAATAGATTGCTTTTTGAAGAAATCTAAGTCTTTGCCCGTTGCGCCCGTTATAGCTGAAAGGTCCGCTACAGCGTCGCCAAATTCGCTAACAGTTCGAACAGAGCTGCTGAATACAGAGCCCACGCCTATAGCAACGCCTAAACCGCCCAGCATGTTTTTTAAACCGCTTACGCCTTTCTCGTAGGCTCCGACGTTTCGGAAATTGTCGCCTACTGTTTTGTCTAATTTCTTTAGCTGCGTGTCGCCTTTTTGAGCTGCTGCTGTCGTTTCTTTGTACTGTCTTTCTAGGTCCCTAAATGCTTTTGTGTTTTTCTGTCCGTTTGCCTCTAAGTTTAAAAGCTCTGCGCCCAGGCGTTTGCTTTCGTTTTTCTGGTCGCGCGTTGCACGTTCCAGGATCTTGTACGCGTTGGCAGAGTCTTTGGCTATTTTAGACTCCTTTTCTGCTTTTTTATTATAGTCGTCTATTGACTTTTCGCGCGCTTTGTTTATGCGTATTTCTTCGAGGCGCATTTTTTCCAGCGCTTTGTCGTTTCGTAGTTTGTCCTGTACAAGTTTGGCGCTTTCCTTTTCGGCTCTGTTAATAGCGTCAATTCCTTGCACTGTTTTAGTGCTAGCAGTCGAAAGCGTTGACAGATCTTTGGCCGTTTGCTTTACTTCGTTGTCGAATTTTGTCAAATAGCCCAGGGCTTCGTTAATTTGCTTCGCAATTTCGCCGAACGGATCGCCCGTAATTATATCACTTTTTTTGATTGACTCTGACATACTCTAGCATTAAATTTTTAAACTCGACTATTGTTATTTCTTTGGCCTTTAAATGGTAGCCTAACCACTTAGACAAATGCACTAAGCATTCGCCCGTAGACATTCCTTCGTGCTTCGACGGATCCAAACGCGCAAGCGTCAGTTCTTCGATAGCTATCTGGTTTAGTATAGAGTCGTCCCCGCTTTCTATGAAGGCGCAGCGCAGCTCTGTTAAAAGTATGCAGGCCTTTAGGTATTCGTCAAAGTCCAGCGATATATCGAATTTTTTTAAATATTCGTTATAAAGTTGCACCCAGACAACGCCGTCGTGCTCTGTGCTTTTGCCGTCTTTGGTAACATACTTTAATTCGCCCTCTGTACATTTGTCCCAATTATACAGCGGCAGTTCGTCCAGTGCCAAATAAAACTTTTCTGGCGTAATCAATGTAACGCGCTTTAACCGTTTCAATAAGTTTCGTAAAATTTTCATCTGTCAGCCCTAAAATTCTGCTAGTGTACCAGTCTTGGTCCTTAAATTTATCGACGTTTCCGTCTATTTCAATACTATTGCGCAAAACAGTTATAAACATTGACTTGTAAAAGTCGCCCGTATCTTCTAGCGTGAAGCGGTCGCCCTCTTTTTTCCTGCCTCCGCTTATTATTTCTGTAAGCCGCGAATAGTAGCCTATTACGTTACCGTCTGCGTCAACTCCTTGCCGTGTTAATTGGTCCTTTCGGATCCAGTCTAGCACCAGCTCTTTTGTGTTGGGCTGCGACGTACCCCAAAAAGCATTTAACCACGCTGCAGCGTCGTTTAAAAGCGCGCCGCGTTTTAACATTTCGTGGAGTTTGCTTTGCCCTATCGCCATTTTAACAAAGATAAAAAAAGGCGGCCACAATAGCCGCCCTTCTGTATAAATTTATACTGCTTAACTTATTAAGTCCATGAATAAATGAACTCTAAAGTGTTAGACTCGTATCCGTTCATATTGTTACCAGTCGCCGCTTTGAATAGGTCCACTGTTACCACGTCCGAAGCTGCTACTGTAGGCACTGTAAACGTATAACGTCCGCGCACTGTTGTACTTTCTACTACTGTAGTAGGCGTAATAGTTGCGTCGTCTGTTACGTTGTACAAACCAAAGTTTGCAGCTACGCCACCTTTAAACGGTAGCGGATTGTTAGCTGGTCCGTAGTTCAATTCTGCGTCAGCGATAAACTCCGTCGCGCTTACTACGTCTACAAGCGTTAAAGTAACGTCAATAAGTCCGCGCAAAGCGTTTGGCTGGATTGGCGCAAAGTCTGCAGCCAATACTTGCCACTGGTTGCCGTCGCTTGTTAAAATATCGTAGTCCATTGTAAAACGAACTTTAGGGCTTGCGTCTGCCACCGCATCAATATACATTGAGTCGAAAGATCCAGCGTTAACTGGACGCGGGTAAAGCGTGTCGCCTTCTAGCTGTCCTTTAATATTGTTACAAACGTCGATTAATACTAGGCCGAAGTCTGTACAAGCCGAAGCTGTAGCGTTAAAATACTGCTCTGTTACGCCTGTAACTTCGAACATGATATTTTTAACTCCGTCGCGAAGCTTTGTACGTTCGCCATTATCGAAAGTTTCGTAAGTCGCGTCTGCCTGCGCCTGCGTTACATTTCTTAAACCTTGGTAAGGGTACCAACGCTTTGAAGGGTCTACGTGATTAACTAACGCCAAAAGGTCTGCGCCTAAAGTCGTGCTAGTTAGATCTAGTCCGTTTCTAGTGCCGTCGTCAGCATTTAAAGGAACCATATAAAGCCCAGAAGTAACTCCGAAGGGCTTTACGTTTGGCGTTCCAGAGTTACCTGGTCGCCCTGCACAATTACATCCTGCGATTGTCATTTTTTCAATTTTAATTGTTTAATATTTAACTAATTGTTACAAATTTAACACTTTTCGCAATACTTTCGAAATAATTTTAAAGAAATATCAAACTCCACAGCTGAAAGCGTAGAGGGAAAAATAACTTTGTCGATTCCTTTCTCGTTTAAAGTGCCGAATTTTGGAAAGTCGCGAAGGTCTACGCCTTCGTAGCCTTCAAAAGTTACGCTGTTCGCGTCTATTGCGTCCGTAAAAGATTGTATTAAAGCCATTAAAGGCTTAATTGCTTCCGCTTGCCTGGTTATATTTTTCTGCGTCCAGTCGGACCAATGCACAAACCACAGTTTAACGTCCGAAGTTTTCCAAAGTCCAGAGTCTAGCGGTGCCACGCGCTCCAATGTAGGCGAAACAAGCCATAAAAACGGTAACTTTTCGCGCTCGTTTAATGACAAATTGGCCCATTCTTCTGTAGCATTTTTCAGTGTACCGTTTAGCAGCAAAGGACGTGAAAGCGTAGGCTCGTCGAATACCGTAAACGCGTCTGCGCCCGTAGGTATTTCGAAGCTAACCGTTTTAGTGTTTACGTTAACAGAGACACACGGATATTGCACGCCGTTAAGCGTTACAAAATTGTAAAGTTTCAGCCATTTTAAACAGCAGAAAGTAACGAGCTGCGCGTCGTTTACTACTGGCATAACTGCCTCGATAATTAGAACGTTGTCTAATTTGTCGATAATTTCCTCCTGGATAGTTTCGTTTATTAGCTTCATATCGACCAAATAAGCCCTAAATAAATGCCTTTAAAAGTAGGATAGTCCACAATATTTTCTTGGATATAAACGCGAATAGTTTTATACGATCCTATAGATCCGTTATATGTTCGGTATAGGCTAGAGTCGTCCGTTACTTTTTTGCCGCCCTCTGCCTCTAGTATTACGTTTCCCGTGGTCGTTGTTGTCTCTAGGTCGCCGTTTATGTAGTGCGTATAGACAAAGCCTTTTAACATTTCCAGCATGCCCTGCGAAATTAACGGCCTGCCTTCCCTTTCAGAGTCGAAGCTAAACGCGTCGAATAGTTTAACGTATATTTCTTCGTCGTTATTAAAGCCCTCTATAAACAGATCGTATAGCTCCGCGCCGAGTAACTGCGTCAAGTACTGCACTTCGTATGTGTCTATGTAGCTTTGCAGTTTTGCTGTGTCGCCGTTGTACGCCTGCGCTATTGCGAAACGTCCCGTAAAATCCGAAGGTACTAAAAAGCTCATTTTCTAAGTGTTAAAAGTTTTTCTTGTATTGCTGCAGGAAAACGTTTAAAAACTTTGTTCTCGTCTGCCTGGGTAAACATGCCGAAACTGTCGGCGTTTGCGTAAAGCGTTCGCCTGCGGTGGCTTATTGTGTTAAAGCCGTCCGTGTGTATGCCTTTCGCGGTCCCTAAATTTGTAATTTTTGCCCGTGTGCATCTTAACAGCCAGGAGTCTACGCCCTTTTTTGGGTAACGCTTTTCGTTTAAAGCTTGTATTCTGCTCCGCGCTATTGTCATAAACAGTGCAGGATCGCCCTCGCCAGCTTTAAACGTTCCTGCTTTGTGGTCCACTATATTGTAAAATTCGCCTTTATTATATTGGCACCACTCCGCCCCGTTTTGCATCGCTTCAAACGCTGTGCGCACTCTGTCGGGCGCGCTGTAATTATCCGAGGCGCAAAGCATAAAGCCCACGCTGTCGGCGTGCATGTGGTCGCGAATAATCGCCCATTTTTGGCCCAATGGCACCCAGTTTGAAAGCTCTAAATATTTAACTTTTACACAATTGGCGGCTTTCAGTTTTTCTGAATAGGCCCGCAAGCCCTCCGCCCCTAGTGTATTATTGCTTTTTTCTTCGCATACGATAAGCTCCCACTCTGGCGCGTCAATCTGTGCGCAGAGACTTTCTAGCTGTAGCCAGATAATTTGCGCGTTGTTATACGTTGGCAGGGCTGCTGTTATCATTACACTAAAAGCAAAAGCTCGATAAGATCGTCGTTCGTCGCCTTTGCGCGCGGTGCCACGTTACGCTGTTCGCAAAGGGCCTTCAATTCCTTTTTATCCAGTGTGTCTAAATACTCGCGCGTAAGTGTCGCCTGTGCTGTCTCTATTTCTACAGCTGTAACAGTTACGGGCGTTTCGTCTACTGCGCTTTGTAGTCTAGCTCCTACGGTCCCGCTGTATTCAGCTATTCCTGCTTTGACTAGCTCTGTAGCTATGTTTGGACGCAGGTTTTTCTCGTCTCCGATAACTAGGCCGTGCGTTTCCTTGATAATTTTAACTTTTATTCTCATCGCTTTAAGTTTTTACGCACCAAAGCCCGCGCAACTCCGAAAAGTTAAACGCGGGCCCAGTGGCAATGGAACGCTTTTAAGACTGCGTAATAGCCGCAACTGCTGCAGCCATGTTTCCTTTAACTAATAAAGGCGCGTCGTTAGCAGACACGAACTGTACAAGCTCCTGCTCTACTAGAATAGTCTTTAAGTTTTGGATAAAGTCGTTTCCGTCCGTTCCAATCTGTACGCTCATCGCGTCAGAAAATAAAACGTTCACTACTGACAAGTCGCCACCTACGAAGTCGTAAGAAGTACCCGAAACAGTAATAGGCAAAGCGTTAGTTTCGATTAATCTACACCCTGCTACTATGTTACCGTTTGCAGCTCTGAAAGGAGGCATTAAGTAAAAACCGTCTACAGTTTTCTCTACGTCCATAGCAGCCAAAACGTCTGGCGTTACATAGATCGCGCTCGCTACTCCGTTAGCTTTTACAACTTGCAAAGCCAAAGCTCTGAAAACGTCAGCATAAGACGGGTCTGTAGTTAATAAACCGCCACCAGTAAACGCTGTCGCGTAACCGATCAAACCGTTTAACGTGTTACCCGTACCAGGTCCAGAAAATAAACCAGTTTCGGTAACAATGTCAACGCGGCGCATCAAATTGTTTTGAATGTAATTAATTAACGCAGGTAGGTTACGCATCATTTCTGTAGTAACTTTCCCGTGAACTCCGATTTTACGCGCTTTTGCGTCTCTTTCTTCGTAACGTACAGACAACTGCGTTTTTGTGTCGCCTTCACCTATGAAAATAGGCGCGCCTTGCTCGTCTAATTCCTCGATCCACATCGCTTTGTTGCCCTGTAGAACTCCTACAGAAACGCCGCCGCCTAAATACTTAGTAATTCTTTGACGGATCGCCGAAATAATACCAGTATTTTGTGTAATTGAAATTTGAGACTCCGATCCTACAGCCTCGACTGTGTTATCTAGCCCAATAGTAACTGCAGACTTTACCAAAATTGGCGCTGTTTGCTGTCCTCCGTTTGCCACTTCGTTAAAGTGTGCGTTTTCAGAAAAAGCCGCTTTTAACGCCTGCGCCAAATTGCGAGGTGCTACTTTGTCCGTGTTTTTCGGAGCTTCTTTTAATGCTTCGATTTCAGTCTCTAGCTTCATAGCTAAAGCCTTAACAGCTTCGAAGTCGTTACCTTTCTGTGCAGCTTCGAAAGCCTCACGTGTTACCATTTTGTCAATTGCAGCCTCAAAGTCTGCTTTTAACGCTTCGTTATACCCTTTGTATAACTCCATTTTTTCTGCCTCTGGCATAGCTTGAAAAGCTGAATCTGTGATAGACTTCAAAGCTAAAAAAGCGATAAGTGTTTTAAATTTCATCTGTTTTAGTTTTAATGAAATGAATAAATAGATATTTGTTTTTGAGTGCCCGCTGGCGGCTCGTCGTTTGGAGTGCCAGCAGCGGCTCCAATGTTTTTATTTGCTACAGTAAAGCGGCTTAAAAGCTCTTTTACTGCTATGTTTTCTGTATATACTTTAAGGTCCCCGCTTACGCTGTCCGTTATAACTTTGTCAAACTCCATTTCGTGCTCTTGCAAAAGAAGGTCGTACTGGCCTTCGTTTACTGCTTTTTTCCAAAGCCCTGGTATATGCACGTCCCCGTGTGAATCTAAAATATTGCTGGGACTTATTGCGCATTTTACCTTTAGTGTGTCCTCGTCGATAACTTCGACGGATAGCACAGGCGTTAAAAAATTAGATCCTTTAACAACTGCGGACCCTTCTATATTCTTTGCCTCTGTAATCGCCCAGAAATAGCTGCGAGCGTCTGCAGCTTCTTTGTTCAATATTTGCGGATAGTATTTATTGTAGTTTTCTTTGTCCGCTGCATACTCTGGCGCGTCGTTGTCATAGCAGAAAAATATCTTTACATATCGCATGCCTACAGAATGATTAAGCACAAAGCCATTTTTGTACTGCTCAAACATAAACTCGTTACGCTTACGTGAAACTGTCGCCTCGTAAATTAACACCTCCAAAGTCGTAATATTGTCGGCCGCCGCTTTGCTAACTGCGTCAAATAAAACCGCCGAAAGGTCCGATTTCTGGACCTCGCTTTTTTTCTTTAGCGTAGCTAGTTCTCTATTTGCTAGAATTTCCTCTATAGTCATTTCTTAACGAGTTTTGCACCTTTTACGGCTGTTTCTTTGTCCGCTTTAACCGCTTTGATCTCTGCAGGGGTCGCTTCGTTTTTCATGTTAATCTGTTAAGATTTTAACAAAATTACACTTTTATTTGTATTTTTGTTGAATCATAGGTAAAATATTTTACATGAAAAACGATTTAACGGGCTTTATAGGTCGCCTTTTAGGCTTCGACGGCTTTTACCAAAGAAGCTTTACAACGCAGCAGCTAGGCGTAACAGTGCCCGACTGGGTAAACACTTCGGACCTTTGGGTACTGTACAGAGAAATTCCAGAACTAAATACAGTTATAAACCGCTACGCTAAAATGGTAGCCAGTGCAAACCCAATAGTGCGCGACAAAATGGGCGCTGTAGTAGATCCAAACGGGCACTGGATATTTAAGCTAATAGACAGGCCCAACGCTATGCAGTCGTGGGGCGACGTTATGACAATGACAGCAATAAACAAAGCGCTAACAAACAACGCTTTGATTTTTGCGCCAAAGGGCAGCCTGGGAAACCGTCAAAATTTAACGCCTATCGCATGGAATAATGTAAAGGTACAAGGCACTGGAAAGGACCTACGCCAGACAACTATCGACGGATTTATTAAGGAGTTTCTTGTGCCCGTTAGCAATACGTCGACTTTTCAGAGCTTCGACCCTTTGGAAATGATCTATTTCTGCGATCCTGACGGCATAAGCTTGTTTAATACCGAATCGAAACTGCAGGCCCTGCGCTATCCACTGTCGAACATAGGCGCGCAGTATGCCAAAAGAAACGTATTACTGCGTAATTTGTTCGCGCTTGGTATTCTTTCCACAGAGTCAAACGATATGCAGGGCGCGCTACCTTTAGACAGCGCAGGAAAAAAAGAAATACTAGACGACCTAAAACAAAGGCACAGCGGCGAGGTTGCCGTAACGGATAAACGTATGCGCTGGGAGCCTATGAGCTTTCCTACTAAAGACTTAATGCTTTTTGAAGAACTTACAGCGGACAAAGTCGCGCTAATAGATCATTTTGGATTGAATATTAATATGTTTGGAAACCCTACGGGCGCAGGCTCTACGTTTTCAAACGTGGAAATGGGCGAAAAACAAGCTTACAATAGTACGATTATTCCAGATACGGAAATAATGTACGACGGTATAACTAAACAGCTAGGCCTTGACAAAGAAGGGCTATACCTTACGCCGTCCTTCGAACATATCAGTGTGCTGCAGCAGGACAAAAACAAAGACGCACAGGCTTTGCTTAGTAGATCGCAAGCCCTCGAGAAAATCGCGCAGCAGTTAGTCCTTACAGACGACGAGAAAAGAATTATTTTAGGGCTGTAATTAAGCACTGTAAACAGTTAGGCCTCGCAGAAATGCGGGGCTTTTTTTTATTCGTCCAAGTGCGGAAAAAAGCCGCGCACCATTACAGCCAGCCCTGTAATTGCGTCGGGCGCATCGTCGTTTTTGTTCACGCCTTCTTTTTGGAATGCCTGCAGGGCGCGTTTAAATTGTCCGTATTCGCCTTCGTCTGTTTCCAGGAAACGGAAACGGCGCAGCACGTAGTCGCTGCTCATTATTATTCTGGTTATTTTATTTTGGCGGTTATGTATGCCAATTATTGACGTATCTGTAACTAAATTACGCAGCATCTTTATAAATATGCCGCCCATGCCGTTAGTCTCTACTCTAGTATAGCGCACTTTGTATTTATTCAGAAGCCCTGCCAGCGTTGGCGTAGTTACGTCTGTGTTGGCCTTCGTGTACATTACGTCGGTTATGTAGATCAAATCGCCTACAATATGCCCGAAAGGCGCACACAAATAATCGCTGCCTTCGTCCGCAACGTCCACATAAGCGACGCAGCCCTCGCTGTTTTTCAGTATAGCGTCTAAGTCTGTGAACGTTTTTAGATCAGTAAACAGTCGACCTTTAATATCGACGGGCTGCTGCATGTACTCCGCGTCCCAAATTTCAGCGCGCGTTTTATTTTTTTTCTTCAAATACTCGTCTGTAGTCATTACAGCCTCGCAGAAACTTTGCCCTTTGTCATCCAGTGCGGGCACTATAATTTCGCGGTCGTAGTGGCAGCCCTCGCTGTTTTTGCCTATTACGTCGTCCCTGGTCCAGCGCGTGCCTATGTCAATTTCAGCACAGCCGCTTTCTTTTCTACTGTCGTGCGTTGCTTCTTTCCAGCTGTGCGTTTTTTCGCGTATAGTTTCGCTTAGTGCGTCCTCCATGTTTCGGAAAAGGTCGTCTGTTATGGCTACTTTCGTAGCTCCAAAGCCTATAATTGTGCCGCCTACACCTTGGCCGAAATAGCCCACGTTTTTGCTTTTGTTGGTATTCCAGCCGCTAACTGCTGCGCGGTCGTCGGACAGCGTAACGTCCTCGAATACTTCGGCGAACTTTTCACTTTTAACCACTTCGCGCGCGTCGTAACTTAGCTTTTCAGCTAGTCGGGC